GCTTTAACTTTCGTTTGTGGTTGTACATTTTTTTCATAACTTACATCTCCACTAGCACGAAGTTTTAAACCTTTTCCGATATTTGCTATAGCTCCTTCTTGCATCCCTTGAGGGTTAGGACCTCGTTTCGGTGGAGTAAGAGAAGCTATTTCATTTTTAAAAGGGTCTTTCATAAAGTATTCTTTTTTCTCTTTCTTCTTTTTTTTCTTAAATATATTTTTAATTTTATTTATATTGTTTGATGGTAATTTCAAAGGTTTAATATTTTCCAGCATTTTTCTATTTTCTTCTGCCTGTATTCTCATTGCATTAGCTGATGGTTTATTAGATTTACTTACTCTGGACATTTTTTTTCTCCCTTGCTACTTTTAATTTTTCTTCTGCTATTCGTATTCTTTCTTCGCTTTGTTCTTCACTATCTTCTCGTTTCATTTTTTCTAAATCAAGTTTTTGTTCAAACTCTCCCATCTTTCTTTCTTCAATGTCTACATGCTCTTGAATTTTTCTTTGCATATCTAAAGCTCGTAAATCCATCTCTTGTTGTTTAAGTTGAACTAGTGGGTCTTTCTTTTCATCAGCTCCCTCTAATAATTGTAACTCAGAAACTAATTGTGCAATCTTATCAGCAACCAAAGATTCCGTTATCACCAAAAATGCTTCTGGATTATCTTGTTGTAACTTTAATGTTTCTGGTTTGGCTTGTAATTCTTGTAATATTAAAGCTCTAGCTTTAAACGATACATGCTCCATAATATGTGCTTGTAATAACGCATACACCATAGGATTAATTTGTACCATTCTACTCTTAATAAACGCAGTATGTGAAATTATATGTGCATCGTGGTTCTGTTCAGGATATGCTTTTGGTATTTCCATGCGTAATGCCATTGCATTTTCAATAGCTGGGTCTAAAGGTTGTTCTATTCTTTCTGGTTTTAACAAACTATCAATTTGTTTCGTGCCTAATGCTTCGTATACCCTTCTATATGCTTCTCGAACATTGTGAAGTTGTGGATTTGACTGTGCAATCTGTAATTGTGTCTGTGCAAGTGTGACCCTTTGAGCCATTGAGAAGATATTTGGGTCAGCAACTGGTATTACATCCACTTCTGGTGAAAAATCTGCTACTTTTATCAGTCGATTACCACCATACACAGCATATGGATAGATTGGTGGTAAATATGTGCCAAAAATACTAGCTAAAAGACGAAATTCTTGTCTCATTGCATAGTAACATCGCTTGTGAATAGCACTCATGACCCTTGAGCCTCGTTCCAAGAGGGCAATAGTCGTTCCAACTGCTCTATTTTGTGCATCGTTGCCTATCGCATTGTCTGTTATAGCTGCAAATCTCTGTCCAGCTTGTACAACAAACCCTAACAATGAAAATAAAACAGAACTTGGCTCTTTAAATGGTAAAATTTGAAATTGGTCTTTGATATTACCACCTGGTGCATCGACATCTCTAAACTCACCTGGTTGAAAAGGTTGGTCATCATCCCTAATTCTCATACCTCTTGACTTAAAACCAGCAGGTAAGTTACTCAAAGTACCAGCATCTAATAATTGTCTCAATGCAGCAGTTGCAGTTTTAGATAATCCACCAATCATGTGTATTAAACCAAAGCCATAGAACCCAAGACCTGGTAAAAACTTGTAATGTACAAAATATTCTTTTCTTTTCATTAACGCATCGTTCATATCGTAGTTACGATAGATAGCTAACACTTCTTGTGAACCTTCATCAATCGTTACGATGTAAGGTACTTTAATATTTTTTTCTGAGACTTCTGATTCATACTCTTCTAAATCTAAATCAACATGCATCTCCAAAATATTAAACTGGTATTCTTTATCTGCACTCGCACTCACTCCTTCTATAGAATCATATTTTTCTTGCACCGCATCGTCATCCATGCGACTAGGTAAAATTTCAACATCTCTATAAAAACCTGTGCGTTGTTTTTTTAATATGTCATTCTCACTCATCTTCACAACATGAGTAATTCGTTCACAATCTTTTAAGTCGGTTGCATAGTAAGGAACGATTAAATCTTCTGCTGGTATAAATTTAGCAATCGCCCTTTGCATCACTTCATCATAATATATTTTTTTAAACGCAGAACCAGCTAATGGTAAATAAAATAATAATTGGTCAAAGTCTGGAGTATACTCTTCCATCTGTTCCATTATCATATAATTCATAAACTCTTTGACTCGTTGAGCTTGGTCTTCTCTTTCTCTGGTTTGCTCCCCTACCACTTGAGTACGAACAGGACCATCAGAAGGTAACAATTCTTTATAGGCTTGAGCTTGAAACTGTGTTACAGATTCTGCAAGTAGTGGATGTGTAACGGAACTCGCACCTTGAAATGGTCTACTCTCATTGTCGTACTTAAACCCCAATAAGTCTAACCCAGAGGTATAAGACTTTTCCCAGTCACTTCGACTCTCTTTATCTTTTTTGTAATCTGCTATTAGTTCACTTGATATTCTTCCAAGAACTCTGTCATCCATATCCTCGGCTAAGTTAGAATAAAATATTTTTACTTCATCAACTAACTCTTTTATTTTTTCTTCTTGGCTCTCTTCGTTTTCTTCAGAAGGTTCTTTAACTTCAACATCAACTTCTTCGTCAACGACTGGAGTTTCTTCAGTAACTTCTTCATCAGTCACCTCCTCATTAATTTGTGTGTTTTCTTCATCCATTAGTATATCTTTGTTTTTTTATTTCTGCCTAATTTGCATTTTGCTTTTACGGACTTGTTAAAAAATTTACCCTTATTAGCTCTTTCATAATACATAGGAAACATTTTTGGTGCAGAAGCTATTCTTGCTTTTTTTTGTTCCACTCTACTTCTAACTTCACTTGCTAAATCTGGTGTATCCATGTCTGGTCGACTAGGACCTTGTAATAAATTTTGTATTGGGTCTATACCAGTGACTTGTGTAAATGCTCCTAACTTTTCTGAAAAACTTGCACCCCTATCTTTTTT